TTGAAGAGCCCGTTGCCGAATCTACTGCCGCTGTCACTACTGCCGCTGTCACTACTCCCGCTGTCACTACTCCCGCTGTCACTACTCCCGCTGTCACTGCGACTACTGCGACTGCTGCACCCGTACAAGACAAGAAGAAGAGAACCAAGAAGGATTCGGATGTGACTGTCACTGCGACCGCAACCGCGACTGTTCCTCTTGCTACCAACAACTCCCCGGTTGTTTCTGACAAGAAGCCCAGAGCCAAAAAGGAGAAGGAGACCAAGCCTAAGGTCAAGGCTACTACCGTCACGGTCACTGTCGCTCCTGCTCCTACCGTGCAACTTTCCGACAGACCTTCCACGCCCGTTTTGCCCGATTCCGATGAAGATGACTCCGATGACGAACTCGACGTCAGAGAGCTCATTCTCGATGGCACCTCTTACTGGATTGACGACAACACCGCTAACGTATTCCGTTACGATGACCAATCTCACATCGGCACTTTCAACTCTTCATCCAACAAAATCGAACTTATCGCTTAAAATATTACTTAAAATACACATAAAAACTATAAAAACTTTAAAACTATAAAAACTTTAAAAACATAAAAAACTGAAAAAATCATTAAAAACTGAAATATCTTTCGGAAATTCGCCCTCACCTGGCTTTTTTTCTTTCTTTTACAAAATCTACTTAAATGCTTCTTTCCTTTTCATTTATTATGAACGAGCATCCAGAACAACCATACTTATCTCTTATACGTGAAATTATAACAAATGGAACGATTGAATCTACAAGAAATGGATATACAAAATCGATTTTTGGACATATGATGAAATTTTCATTAAAAGATGGTACATTGCCACTATTGACTACAAAAAAGGTCGCGTGGAAAACGTGTTTCCGTGAATTAATGTGGTTTGTTCGCGGTTATACAGACAACGAATTATTGCAGAAACAAAATGTCAAAATATGGAATGATAACTCCACTCGCGAATATCTCGATAGTATTGGACGGACAGATTTATCAGTGAATGATTTGGGACCCGTATATGGACATCAATGGCGACATTATAATGCAGAATATACGAACTGTCATGCGGATTATACCGATAAAGGAGTCGACCAATTACAAAACGTGATTAACCAATTAAAAGACCCCGCTACTCGCAATTCACGACGAATAATATTAACTGCATGGAATCCATGTCAAATTAAAGAAATGGCATTACCTCCGTGTCATCTACTCGCTCAATTTAGTGTGAAAAACGGGACGCATTTATCATGTGCACTATATCAACGTAGCGGGGATGTCGGTTTGGGTATCCCATTTAATATCGCATCTTATAGTTTTTTAACACATATATTAGCAAAACATTGCGGATTAGAAGCCGATTATTTCATTCATTTTATTGGGGATGCTCATATTTACATTGAACATTTGGATGCATTGGAAACCCAAATTTCGCGAACACCATATGAATTTCCCAAAATCAATATTTCACAATTGCATGCGAATATAAATGATTATTCGGAAACTGACATTGTGTGGGAAACACCGTACATTTCACATGATACTATACCAATGGTTATGAAAGCATAAAAGTAAATTATTTTATTTATATGCTTTTTTCTCTTTTATTTTCCTTTCTTTAAGAAATCCAGATTCATTTCTCGTTCTATTACTAGTTTTATTCGCGTTACCCCCTTTCCTTTTGTTATTTCTTCTTTCTTCTTTTCTATCGGAATTATTTGTTCATCTACCGGTTCTTTTTCTTTTTCATTTACCGGTTCTTTTTCTTGTTCATCTACGTGTTCTTCAACATGTTCATTTTCCGGTTCCTTTTCTGGTTCTGGAGTTACCGGTTCTTCCACAGATTCTTCTGCGTGTTCTTTTTCTTGTTCATCTACCGGTTCTTCCACAGATTCTTCTGTGTGTTTATTTTCTTCTTCCGCAGATTCTTCTGTATGTTCCTTTTTTGGCGTCAAAGCATCGGCGATATAATCAAAACTTCTAGATACAATACTCGTATTTGCCGGTTTCTCTTCCGCAGTTTCCTTTTTTTCAAGAGGCTCGGTTGTCATTTCTTTCATCGGTTCTTGTTTTTGTGTAAATGTGTCAACTATAGAATCAAAACCTCTAGCTAACATACTAGTATTCGCTGGTTTGTCTTCCTTTTTTTCAAGCGGCTCGATTATCGGCACATTCTTTTTAGTAACAGCTTCAGTTAAATAACCAAAACTTCGCGTTAGAATATTATTTTCAGCTGGCGGCTGATTAGCTAGTGGAGGAGTATCATTCTTTTTTATAGGTTTAAACAATGAGTCGAATGCACTAGTTCTCTCTGCGTTAATTCCATCTTTCCATTTACTCAATGTTTCCATCATTGACTCGAATTTATTATACGGAAACGTAGACGTTTCACTATTACCGCCAACCATTTTTTGAATCGTTCCATCACCAATATCTTCAGCTCCTTCGTTATTTTCATCATCCTCATCAAATTCATCCTCGTCGAACAATTCGTAAATTTCATAATGTAATTGTGATTCTTCGATTATTTTTCCGAATCTATTTTTAAACAATTCAACCACATTTTCATCTTTTACATTCTGTAAATCAAAAAAATATTCAACGTGATTCTTATTCGACATATGATTATATAAATGTAAATATATACATAAATTTATATATTTTTTCGCCCAAATAAACAATCAACCAATCAACCCAAAAAATTGAAATAAATTACCTAAACTATAATCAGTCAACTTAACAGCAAATATCAATCAACACTCAAAATGGTAAAAAATAGTAAAGGCGGAAAAGGCGCAAAAGGTATTGCGAGAAAAAGCGTAACCTCATCGAATTCAAGTTCGGAGCGACTGAGACTTGCAGTCGACGTTTTAGAACAATATGCAGTTGTCACTAAAATGTATGGAAATGGCATGTGTGAAATATACAACAATGCCGATGTCAAATTAATCGGGCATATTCGAAGTAAATTCCGAGGCAGACAAAAAGGAGGAAATATGGTGTTACCGTTTTCCATCGTTTTAATCGGACTGCGCGAATGGGAAAATCCGGCTAAAAATTGCGATATCCTCTACATTTATGATGATAATCAAATCGAACAATTGAAAAATATACCCCAAATAAAAATAAACAATATTTTACAAACCAGATTCACGAATATGACAAACATTTCATCAAAAGCGGCGGGAGCATCATCCGGACGCGATGATATTGTATTCACGAATGATATGGAGGAAGATGTAAGTAAATTGATACTCAACACGAATGAATTTAAAATGGAAAAAGTGGACGAAATCGACATGGACGACATCTAAAATAAAACAAAAATAACAGTAAAAAATAATATCAAAAAAAATAACATCAAAAAATTGAATTTGAAAACCTTTTTTTATGATTCAATAAATAAACCCAACCGAATACAATAATAAAATAAAATATAATTCTATAATGAAACATTTTACAGAACAGATTGATTATTACACTGATTATAATCCAAAAATAAATGAAATCAATCAAAAATATGACAGTAAATTTAACGCAGAAAAAAACCACGAAAATGTCCCAAGTCAAATACGCGGGGGTAGTTGTCATTGTTGTCGATTTTGTATAAAAAACAGAATTAACAACACTGTCGATAAATACAAGAATTACCCCAGTTTACACCGAATATATATCAATGAATGCGCAAAGGAAAGCAATAATTTTATTACATGTTACAAAACCCACAAGGAATATTTCCATAATAATATTTTCGAAGAACTCATGATGGTAGTGTGGCACCCCAAAAATATTTCTCGGTTTGAAGAGTTGAATTAAAAACTGAAGTTTTTATACAAACTTGTGATTCATTCTAATTACAGTCGAATTTGCAACGATGCTAACATCCAATTTCATTCTATCGTGCGTTGTTAGTATAATCGACAACGGTGTGAAACGTCTATTTATCAAATTTACTCCGCGCGTAAATGCTTTTTTTGTTGTAAAATGCAATTTAAAATCTCTATCTCCAAAGAAAAGTTTGTGTTTATTGTTTCTGTTTACTGTTTCATCATCATTTACCAGAAGTTCGTCAATATAAAAGCTATCATAATAACCATTATAATAATCATACAAATTTACACATCTATCTTTACTCAAATACGTTTGTATATCGTTGAGTAAAGTTGATTTTCCGGTTCCGCTTTCTCCTGTGAAAATCAGCATAGTTTCATTTTGTAAACCTTTCTTTACCTTTTCCACATAATTTATCAAATTATTATAATCGTTACTTATTAAATATTGTTTCCACGGTTCGAGTGGGTGTGTCATGTATAATATTATGATATATTACCTTTATTTCTTTTTTGAACGTTTACATATTGTAACTACAAAATAAGTATTTGAAATAATAGTCGCCACAAAATTGAATTATTTTTTTTTAAAAAAATATAATGTAAAGCAATAATAAAATAAACAAAATACTAAAATAAAATGTCACTATTCACCGAATTATTAAACTTTGTAATATATATTTCAAAAAAACACGCGATAGATGAATCTCACGGACTTTCGCATAGTATGGACGTATTGATTTATGCCCGTAATATATACGAATCGGAACTACCCGATAAACCGTTTTTGCGAGAACACGAACGAATTATATATATTGCCGCAATTTTGCACGATATGTGTGATAAAAAATATATGGACGAAAAAGAGGGTGTTCTCGAAATCGAACAATTTTTGCAAGAAAGAATAGAGCCGGAAGAAATCGATATTATCAAACAGATTATATCCACCATGTCTTATTCCACTGTTAAAAAAAACGGATTCCCCGAACTGGGTATTTACCAAACCGCCTATCATATCGTCAGAGAAGCCGATGTTCTGGCTGCGTATAATTTCGACAGATGTATGGTATATCACATGTCCCGAGTCAATTCGGATATACACGAATCGTTTAATGCAGCAAACGCATTATTTAAAAATCGAATATTCAAGCATAGTGAAGACGGACTATTTACGACCGAGTACTCAAAGCAAATTTCGGTTGGTATGCACGCGGAAGCATTAAAGCGTATATCTACATGGACAAATGTTTTGAAAACGCCGTCCTTTGTTCAAACGTTCATATATATTTAACGCGTTAAGATTTCAATGATTTGTAATTACAAATTGTAATTACAAATGTACAATAAAAAGCATAAATATTATTTTTGTATGCTATATAATATTTTGTTACATTATACCAATAAATGAATGAACGATATACAAAAAGAAATAAAATTGACTCGCAAAATGTATTACGATTATGAATTAGAACAAACCACTGGATTTTATCCTCAACTCAGTGTTTTACCTGGATGTTATCGAACGATAAATATAGACTTCGTTTTTTTATATAAATCGAAAGATGTGTTCACATGGCAACAATCGAGCGGACCGGCGATATACGGTTTCACGAAAAAAAATGGAATCGCACTTTTAAATTCATTAAACCTAGAAGCAAATGTCGATGCCCAACTCATAGTAAACGGCGGATGTAGAATTATTTTCCCCATCACGTATAATGCGACATTTTATATCTTAGAAAACTATTCCAATTAAAAATGTTCTCGAAATCCCTAAAAAATTGAAATACTTTTTCACAAATACACAAATAAATACAAACCAACCAAACGCATAAAATAAGCAAAAGAATTAGTATAAGTATAGTAAAATGACTGAATTTATTGAAGAAACAGTTGAGTGTTCAATTTGTTTTGACGAAATCGGTAAAAAAAACAATTGCGTTACTCCTTGTGGTCACGTGTTTTGTTTTAGTTGCGTGAGTAAATCATTGACGCGTAACAATACGTGTCCTTGTTGTCGAACTGTATTGGTAGAAGACGCAAACGTAGAAGACGATGATAGCGAGTATGAAGACGAAGATGATTTCGACGACGATGATGACGAAGAGGAAGATGGGCATTTAGAAATTATCAACGAGCGATTCGTAAAAAAAGGCTATAATATGATGGATATGATTAGTATTTTAACGGGACGCGGTAATCCACAAACAAAATACACGTCGGAATATATCGAAAAATTAGTTGAAGAAGTCAATGATACCATCGACGAAATTGACGACGAAGAAGAAGAAAAAAAACTGTTTGCATTAGAAGATGTGCGTATTTAGATTGATTATATATATTTTAGTTATATTTTAGTAGATTTGTAGTAGATATATTTTAGTTATATATATATTTTAGTTATTTTTAGTATTATTATTTTATTCGCTTTTATTCTTGTAACAAATATAAACAAAATTCATTTTTTGTTTTTTCGTTGTTTGGAGCGAGCCTTACTGAAATAAATTTATTATTTTGTAATAAATTTATATACATACTATTATATAAGAATGAGTGTACCGACAACAGGATATCAAATAAACTCAGTAGATATTTCAAATTTAATACAATCTGGAGGAGGAACTGCTATGACGAACCATAAGAATAATGGTACAGGTATAAATTACGTATCTATTTCCGCGAACAACGTCACTCAACAAGTTGTTTTGTACCAAAAAATTGGTATGCCCAACAGTATATTAGCATCT